CCCTGTCAGTGGCACAAATGCTTAAGAGCAGCTACACTAACCCTGTTGTCTCTTTACCCTCTGCTACACCCTCTAAGAAGCTCTGGGAGAACTGTAAGGAATGGTTAGATGGGTTTGAGAAGATCATTCTATCTGTCGATACAGATGACGCAGGTAATGCTCTTGCAGATCGTATGGCTAAGTTGTTCCCTAACAAGGTCTATCGTGTACCACACGACAAGTACAAGGATGCTAACGAGTTTCTACAGAATGGGGCGCAAGCAGAGTTCAAAGGCGCATGGTGGAATGCAAAGAAGTATACACCTGAGAACATCCTAAACACCTCTGACCAGTTCTTGTCGTTGTATCACGATACACCAGAGCATGTGTATGTAGAGACAGGTATTCAAGGTCTGGACGACAAAATCTTAGGTCTGATGCAAGGCCATTTCACAGTGTTTAAAGCACCTACAGGGATCGGGAAGACAGAACTTATGCGGTATCTGGAGTACCGTATGATTACAAATGGTGTACCGATTGCTGCATGGCACTTAGAAGAGACCAAACTACGGTCTCTACTTGGTCTTGTGTCGTATCACTTGAACGACAATCTGACACGCAGAGATTTGATCGAAGAGAAAGGACGAGAAGAGGATGTCATACAGGCCATTAAAGACATCACTAAAGACGAGAACTTCTATCAGTTCTACTTAGGTGATGGTCAAGGGGCTGAAGATTTGATTGACCAGATCAGGTTCTTTAGTCAGGCTTGTGGTTGTAAGTTTGTGTTCTTTGAACCTATCCAAGATGTAATCTCTGGATCATCTGAGGAAAGCAAGGAACAACAGTTGGCTGACCTGTCAGTGCGTCTGTCTAAACTTGCAGCAGAATTAAACGTAGGTATTGTCAGTATTGGTCACACTAACGAGAACGGTGACTTCAAGTATTGTAAGATGATTGGTCAACGTGCATCAGTTATCATCGACTTGTATCGTGACAAAGAAGCTGAAGACCTACAGGAACGAAACACAACGTATCTCAAGATTGAGAAGAACCGTCCATCCTCTGAGGAAGGTGCAGCAGGTAAGATGCGGTTCAACTACGATACATTTACACTACGAGAGGTAATATAGTGCCAGTATTCGATATTGAAACAGACGGTCTGTTAGATCAGATGACAAAGATACATGTTCTTTCGTGGAAGGGTGACGATGGAAATGTGCATCATACCCACGACTATGATGCTATGCGTATCTTCTTCACAGAAGCACCTACACTGATTGGTCACAACATTATCAGGTTCGACATCCCTGCCGTGGAAAAGATACTTGGGGTTGAGGTTAAGGCTCGTTTGATCGACACTCTACCTTTGTCGTGGTATCTTAATCATGATCGTATGCGGCATGGGCTTGAGGGCTACGGAGAGGACTATGGAGTACCTAAACCAGTTATTAAGGACTGGAACACTCTAACACCAGAAGAGTATGCCCACCGCTGTAATGAAGACGTTAAGATCAACTCTCGTCTTTATCGTGATTTAGACCTTAAGTTGAACAAACTATATCAGGACAGCGAAGAGAAAGACCGCTTCATTGACTACCTTATGTTCAAGATGGACTGTGCTAGAGAGCAAGAGACCCTGCGGTGGAAATTAGATGTAGACAAGGCTAAGGCCCACCTACAGGAATGGGAGACCCTGAAAGATGAAAAGACAGAAGCCCTCGCTGACGCAATGCCAAAACGTAATCTATTTGCAACACGACAAAAACCAAAAGTCATGCACAGGAAAGATGGTAGTCTATCTTCACATGGGGAACGCTGGGTTGAGCTTTGTAAGCAAGAACGGCAACCAGTATCTACACAAAGTCTGGTGGTTAAGGTGGGAGAAGAAAGGGCAAATCCTAACTCTGTGGAGCAAGTCAAAGATTGGCTCTTTAGTCTGGGGTGGAAACCTCGAACCTTCAAATTCTTAAGGGACAAGGTAACAGGTGATGAACGGAAATTGGAACAAGTACGGAAAGACGGAGAACTCTGTCCCTCAGTACGTGAACTGGTTGAACAGGAACCCTCTATTGCTTTGCTTGATGGCCTCTCTGTTCTTTCTCATCGTATTGGAGTTCTTAAATCAATGGTTGAGTCAGAAGACGATGGATACGTGCAAGCTACTATTGCAGGGTTCACTAACACACTCCGCTTTCGTCACGCCCGACCATTGGTCAACCTGCCATCAGTTGATAAACCCTACGGAGCAGAGATAAGAGGTTGTCTAACTGCACCTGAAGGTTACACTCTGTGTGGTGCTGATATGACATCGTTAGAGGATACGACAAAGAGACACTATATGAAACCACTTGATCCTGATTATGTCGCTGAGATGTCTAAGGATGGGTTTGACCCGCACCTTGACCTTGCTAAACACGCAGGTGTTATCACGCAAGATGATATCGACAAACATAACTCAGGGGAACGTAGCCTCAAGGCACTACGTAAGAACTACAAGGTGGTGAACTATAGTGCTACGTATGGTGTAGGAGCCGCTAAACTGTCTCGTGAGACAGGTATGACTAAGACTGAGGCACAGACTCTGCTAGATGCATTCTGGTCACGTAACTGGTCAGTACAGAAGGTGGCAGAAGGCTTACGTGTACGTGAGTTATTCGGTTCTATGTGGGTTCAGAATCCTGTGTCTAAGTTCTGGTATTCTCTGCGGTCTGATAAGGATCGCTTCAGTACACTGAACCAAGGTACAGGCGTATTCTGTTTCGATAGTTGGGTGGCAATGTGTCGCAACAACGGTGTCAAGACTATCGGACAGTTTCATGACGAGATTATAGCATTAGTAAAAGAAGGAGAAGAGCAACAAATACAATCACTTATGGAACGTGCAATCGAGAAGGTCAACGACAAGATACAACTTAACGTAGACCTTGGGGTAGATGCACAGTTCGGACGGACATATGCAGATGTCCATTAGAAATAAATATGGAACTTTGGTAGCAAAGTCTCTAAAAAAGTACATATATATAGATACCAGACTCGACGAAAGGAACCAGTATGGGTAAGAAAGTATACGTAGAATGCATGTTGGAATGGTCTAAGTTACGTCCAGAGGATCGTGACATGGGGCCACAAGATGGTTCTGACATGGCTCGTAAGTTTGATGAAACACAAGGACAATATGTCGTTAATTGTGTTGTCAATGACGAGCAAAAGTCCAAGATGATTAAGGACGGTATCCCTAACAAGGGAATGATGGCTCAACTCTTTAAGACCGACAAAGAGGGTAAGGAATACTACAAGGCTAAACGGCCTCATATGAACCCTAAGTTTGTCAACAAGGACACAGGGGAGAATGGCGTAGTTATGGGGCCACCTGAAATCCTGATGCAGACAGACAGTGGGTATGAGCCATACTCATGGGACAGTTTAGGTCTTATTGGTAACGGTACTAAAGCTATCATCAAGTTTGATGTATGGGACAATAAGATTGTTACGATGGAGAAGATTGCCATCACAGAGCATGTGCCATATGTTCAAGAGGAGCCTGTATTTTAATGCAAGTAATCATCACTGCTATTAACGACATCGAAGATGATGGAGTAGACGGTGAAATGAGCATGACTCGTAACATCGAAGACTTACAAGGTCTCTCGCAACTATATGCTGATGCAGCTAGGGCAATGGGCTTTACGTATGTCGAAGATGTAGGCTTTGAGAAAGATGATGGTGAAATGACCTTCGGAGTATCTTGGTAATGAGTAAACGCAAAGTGCTGATCGACGGTGACATTGTTGCTTACAGGTCAGCCTTTGCTACTCAAGACTTGTTGCCCAAGGATGCAGAAGAAAAGTTTGAAATACTTATCGACTACATTCTTGAGCAATGCTTAGATTTTCCTACACCAGATCAGTATGAGATATACTTGACTGGTAAAGGTAACTTTAGGTTTGACGTAGCAAAGAGCCATATCTACAAAGGCAACCGTAAGGATGCACAGAAACCACTACACTTATATCATGTACGGCAATATGCCATAGAGAAGTTTGGAGCTATTGTGAGTGAAGGAGAAGAGGCAGATGACCTTATAGCAATCGAAGCAACTAGGCATGGCCCTGATACTGTCGTGGCCTCTATCGACAAAGATATGTTGCAGATACCCTGTACACACTTCAACTTTGGTCGTAACGAGTGGTCAGATGTCAGTGAATGGGAAGGTCTTAAGTTCTTCTATAAGCAAATCTTAACAGGTGATGCAGCAGATAACATTATTGGCTTGTATAAGGTTGGCCCAGTAAAAGCAGATAAGATGCTAGATGGTGCAACAACAGAACAAGAAATGTATGAACGATGTATCAATGCTTATAATGGTGACATAGACCGTGTAATAGAAAATGCCAGACTACTCTGGCTGAGACGAGAAGAGGGTCAATTATGGGAACCGCCCGTAGCAGTAAAGCAAAAGGACGATTAGGACAACAGGAGATTAGAGATACTATTCTCAAGACGTTTCCTGAACTAGAACCCGACGATGTTCGTTCTACTGCTATGGGCCAGTCAGGGGAAGATATCCAACTGTCACCGAAGGCAAGAAAGATACTTCCCCTGTCTATAGAAGTTAAGCGACGAAAGAGTTTAGCGACAGTCTATGATTGGGTAGAGCAAGCTAAACAAGGTGGTCAATATGAGCCTGTCGTTTTCTTTAGGGGTGATCGTAAGGACTGGGTTGTTATGATCGGTCTAGATCATTATATGGAATTAGTAAGTAAGTGGAGAAAGTAATGGGCAAACGGTCTAACTTTGAACGTGTTGAAAGAGACTACTACCCGACACCAATAGAGGCCGTTGCACCTTTGATCGACCATCTACCTCAAGAGACTTTTGACTTTGTAGAGCCTTGTGCAGGTGATGGTCGGTTAATTCAACATATCCATGACCTTACAGATGGACATGGGACTTGTATTTATGCTTGCGATATTGAACCACGACATCCAGACATTGTTCAGCATAATGCTCTTGATATTGACTTTGGTGAGTATGAGGTAATGGACTTCTGTATAACTAACCCACCGTGGGAACGTAACTTCTTACATAGTTTCATAGAGCATTGGATAGACATTTGTCCTACTTGGTTGTTGTTTGATGCAGATTGGATGCACACTAAGCAGTCAGCTACTCTTATGACATACTGTTCTAGGATCGTTAGTGTAGGTAGAATTAAGTGGATAGAAGGATCAAAACATACAGGTAAAGATAACTGCGCTTGGTACTTGTTTGACCAGAATGACAAAGGCCCGACACAATTTTATGGAAGGCTTATGTGATGCCACTAATGGATTATATGGAACTCTTTGAGATGATAAAGCAAGAACATGATGTAGAGAGTCTACGACGAAAGGCTACATACTTGCTTATGTCAAAATGTCAGGAAGACGAAACAGTAAGTGAAGAAGAGTTTCTAGCCTTTGCAGAATATGCAGCTATAAACTTAGGGACAGTGGAAGGAATGATACATTGATTAGTCGTGAAGATATAGAAGCATTTGAATACTTCAGTCAGACAGAGATGGAGATGAATGTATATCAGAAAGCAGCAGCACAGACAGCTATCTATAAACATGAGCATCAGGTTATCTATCCTGCGTTAGGACTAGCAGCAGAGGCAGGTGAGGTAGCCAACAAGGTAAAGAAAATCTTACGTGATGGTAAGTTTGACCGTGAGGCTATTGCTGATGAGGTAGGTGATTGCCTGTGGTATATTGCTGCATTATGTCGTGACTTGAATGTAAGTATGTCAGACCTTGCTGCTGCAAATTTAAAGAAGTTAAATGACCGTAAACAACGTGGGGTCATAGGTGGAAATGGAGATAAACGATGAAGACATTAATGAAGTGGTGGTGGCGTTGGATCAACTACCAAGCAACTTGGCGAGAACACCGTAAGGTTATTAAAGAGCTAAATCAGATGACTGACCGACAACTAAACGACATAGGAATTAGTCGTGCAGACATTGACCGTCTGGTATGGCTAGGTGAAGATAAAACAATGCGTGGACGAGGAAAAGAACAAGAATGAACAATATGCTCCCTACCCCCTATCAAAACTTTATTGCACTATCACGTTATGCACGTTGGACTGGAGAAAAACGTGAAACTTGGTCAGAGACAGTTGACCGATACATTGACAATATCGTTAAACCCCTAACAGGTGAAGACAGTTACATCAAAGATATTCGTGATGCTATCTTAGACCTACAGGTTATGCCCTCTATGCGATCTATGATGACTGCAGGGCCAGCAGCAGCACGAGACAATACGTGTATGTACAACTGCTCTTACGTAGCTGTAGACAAGCCTAAACGCTTCGATGAAGCTATGTTTATCCTGTTGTGTGGTACAGGGGTGGGGTTTTCTGTTGAACGACAATACATCCAGAAGCTACCAGAAGTACCAGAGAAAATATTCAAGTCTGATACAACTATTGTAGTAAAGGACAGTAAAGAAGGTTGGGCTAAAGCATATCGACAACTACTAGCATTGTTGTGGTCTGGTGAAATTCCTAAGTGGGACGTATCCAAAGTACGACCAGCAGGTGCAAGACTAAAGACCTTTGGTGGTCGTGCATCAGGTCCAGCACCTCTAGTAGACTTGTTCAACTTTACTGTCGAGAAGTTCTTGAATGCTACAGGCCGTAAGCTGACATCTATTGAGTGTCACGACATCATGTGTAAGATTGGCGAGATTGTTGTAGTAGGTGGTGTACGCCGTAGTGCTATGATTAGTTTATCTAACCTGTCAGACGACAAAATGCGTTATGCTAAATCTGGTCAGTGGTGGGAGAACTATGGACACCGTGCATTAGCTAACAACTCTGTCGCTTACACTGATAAGCCAGATGCAGAGACATTCATGCGTGAGTGGACAGCACTGATCGAAAGTAAGTCAGGTGAACGTGGTA